CGGTTCAGGCGTTCGCAGTGCTTGGCGTGGTAGGCGGCGCCCCTGCACATGGCGGCTTCGGCCTCTGCTGCGGGGATGTCGTCGCTGAAATCGCGAGTGTCGCAGCCAGTGCAGTGGTCGGTGTAGCTGCCGACAGGGGTGCGATGGACTTCGACGATGTGGCCAGCTCGGGTCGGGTAGGCGGCGATGAGGGTCATGGTTGCCTCTCAGCTGCGGTGGGTGTGCAGGTGGCCGGTGCCGAGCTGTGCGGTCGCGTTGCGGGCGTCGGCCTGCGCCTGGGCGGCCTGAGCCGGCGGCCGGTAGTCGGCAGCGCACGCGGCGGGGGTTGCGGGCTGGTCGACGATGCTGTGGCCCGAGGGGGCGGAGGCGGCCATCAGGCGGCGCTCCGCTGGCGGCGGACGTAGCTGGCGGCCTGGTGGGCGGCGACGTCGGCGGGCGTCATCGGCGGCTCGATGACGAGCGGGCCGGTGCCGGTCTTGCGCCCCACGGCGATACGCAGGCGGGACGGAACCTGGGCAGATGCCTGGGTAAGGTTTGGTGTAGCCACGGCAGTCTCCTCTTCAGACTCTGTGGTCAGGCCCTGACGCCGGGGGTGGAGCCCTGGCGTTGGGGCCGTTCTGTTTTCGGTTGTGGCATGCCGGTGGAGCGGCATAGTGAGGTCTTCGGCGGTGGAGCGCCGTCGGCTTCAATACCCTTATTGAAGCGCGGCCGGCGGGGCGCTGTCAACGCCTTCGCGGCACGTCCCACACCCCCATTGAAGACCGCCCAGCCCAGCCCTACTCTGAGCGCATGACAGACTCCCCGACCCCTCACGCAGAGGACACCAGCCAGCCGGCGAGCGTTGATGAACTTGCTGCGCAGTTCCAGGCCGCCCGCGAGGAGCGAGCCGAGATCGCCGAGCGGGATGCCGCCCTCAAGCGGAGGGAACAGGAGATCGTCTGGCTGCTGTACGAAGGCCGCACATGGGCGGAGGTTGGCAAGATCCTTGGGTTCACCGGGTCCCGAGCAGAAGCCATCGCTCGCCGCCGGTGAGCTGTCAGTTGACATGGTTCGAGTCAACCGGCCGGGTGACTGGCCGACGAGCGACTGCCGTACAGCAGCCGTATAAGCAACGATCAATGGCTGTACAGGTCGCAGGACACGCGACGCCGGGAGGCGCGACAGTGGACGTCATCGACACCTGGACCGGCGAGCTGGCCTGTCACCTGCAGGCCGCGCACCGCTGGGGCCGCGAAGACTTCGCCGCGCGCCTGGGCGTGCACCCGCAGACCGTGGCGGGCTGGCACACCCGGCCGGACATCGTGCCGCGCGGCGAGATCCAGGCCGCCCTCGACACCCTCTACGAGAAGGCCCCTGCCGCTGTGCGCTTACGCTTCGCCCGACTCATCCATCCGCCATCGGACTCACCCGTCCAGGCCCTTCGTGTGGCTATCGCCGTGGTCCTGCGTGGCGCCGAGGTGCTCCTCGTGCAGCGTCGAGACGGCGGCGATCTCCACTGGCAGTTCCCTGCCGGCGTCGTGAAGCCCGGCGCCGACACGGCCGCGGTCGCGGTGAAGGAGACCCGCGCCGAGACGGGCGTGCACTGCACGGTGCGCCAGCCCCTCGGCTCCCGCCTCCACCCCTCAACCGGGGTGCAGGCCGACTATGTGCTGTGCGATCACCTGATGGGCGAGCCGTCGAACCTCGACCCTGCCGAGAATGCCGAGGCCGCTTTCGTGCCGATCGCCAGCCTGACCCGCTTCATTCCTGCCGACCGGATCTACCGGCCGGTCCTCGACGCCTTGGGAGTATCCGCGTGACCGAGATCAAGCCCGCCGTCTCCATGGCGATCATCACCAAGGGCGACCGTGTGCTCATGGTCCGCCGCCGGCAGCAGGAGGGGAAGCTCCTGTGGGCGTTCCCCGGCGGCGGCATCGAGGCTGGGGAGACGCCGGAGCAGGCCGCGGTCCGCGAAGTCGCCGAGGAGGTCGCTCTCGAGGCGAAAGCCGTCCGGGTCCTCGGTGCTCGCGTCCACCCGCAGACCGGCGCCGACATGACCTACGTAGCGTGCGAGGCGGTCGCTGGCGAGGCCCGCGTCGAGGATGACGAGGAGCTGGCCGAGGTTGCCTGGATCACGCTTGAGGAGATCCCCGCCTACGTGCCGTGGGGCTTGTACGCACCGGTGCAGGAGTACCTCGACGAAGTGCTGGCCCTCGCTTGACGGCAGGGAGAAGGTCCCCGCTCTGGGAGTGGGGGCCTTCGCCATGTCCGGGGTTCAGGGGCTGGGCGTGCTGGTGATCATCTTGTTGAGGTCGGGGGCGCCGTTGGCGTCGGTCCAGCCGTTGTCCGCGGCGACCTTCGCCATGAAGAGCACGTTGTAGTCCTTCTCGGTCAGCTGCTCACACGGCTTGGGGCGGGGGCTGATCTGCGCGCCTTTGGGGAGGGCTTTGACTGCGGCGGCGCACTGGTCGGCGGCTTGGCCGTAGGTGAGTTCGCTCGAGCAGGCGGCCGTGAGGAGGGTGATGCCGGCCGCGGTGGCGGCGATGGTGGTGCGGGTTCGGTTCATGGGTCCGCAGGGTGGCCGTTGCCGGCGCGCCCTGCGGGGGGTGTTGCGGGGTTGTGACCTTGCGGCGGCGCGGGGGTGGTGTCAGGCGGCCCGGTCGTGGTTGGGCCGGGCGTCCGGGTCGCCCCGGAGGATCCGCAGCAGCTCGGTCTGCTGCTCGGCGGGGAGTTGGCGGGCCCAGACGCGGGCGTCGCCGATGCGCTCGACGAGGGCGATGGCCCGGCGCTGGGCGGTGTCGAGCTCGGCTGCGAAGTGTTCGGCGACCGCCTCGGCTATGGCTTCGCGGCCCTGCTTGGGGAGCCAGCGGCCGGTGGCGGTCACGGCCTGGTCGATCAGGCCGAGGAGGGCGGCGTCGGCGTGGATGGTCACAGCCCCTCCTCAGTTCCCAAAACGATCAGGATGTGGTCGCCTTCGACGCAGTGCGAGCTGTCGCACATGCCGGCCCCCATGGCGTCGAGGGCGGCTTCGGTGGTCCGCCAGATGATGCTGACGGTGACGGCGTCGAGGCCGGGGTGCTGGCGGATGTAGTCGCGGACGGCGGTGTAGGCGGGGCTACGCCGTTCGGCGATCACGTCGGCATCGGACGGGGCCGGGCCGGTCTCCGACGGGGCGGCGGGCTGGCTGGTCACAAGAACTCCTCGGGTGGGTTGATGGTGGTGATCCGGATGTGGTCGCCGTGGGGTGTCCACCGCCGCCAGCCGCCTGCCGCGCGGCCGGCTTCGGGCTCGACGCGGCGTTCGCGGAGGCGCTGTTGGGCGGTGGTCCGGGTGGGCGCCGGGGCCGCGCCGTGGTGGCAGGGCTCCGGCTCCCACAGGGCGAGCTGCTGGCTCACGGCTGGCTGTCGAGGGCGGTTCGGAGGCAGTCGTCGCAGTAGACGCGGGGCGCGGCCGGGGTTGCGGGCAGGCACTGGCAGTGGGGCGGGATCGGCTGGGTGTCGAGGCGGGCGAGGAGGTCGGTCATGGACGGCTGGGTGGTCACGGCTGGCTCCTGTCGGGCTGGGCGAGGATGACGCCCGCGGTGTGCGGTGCTTCGCTGGCCTGCGGCCACCACCGGCCGGCCTCCTGGTCCCAGTGCTTGCGTTCGGGGTGGGGGCCGGCGAGGAGGGTGCACGTCCAGCCGGATTGCTGCTCGGCGCAGGCGCGGAGTTCGGGCTCGGGGTAGTTGGTCATGGCGGGTCCTTCCGGTGGTGTGGGTGGTGTCCGGGCCGGCCGCCCCGAGGGACGGCCAGCGGGGCGGGTCAGGCGGACGGGCGGAGGACGTCGGCGACCGTGTGGCCGTTGACGGTGACGTGCGGCACGGCTTCCTTCGCGAGCTTCAGCGCGGTCTCGAGGTCGAAGCGGTGCGCGTCCAGCCAGTCGTCGCCACGGTCGTAGGGCTTGACGCCGAACTCCCAGGAACCGTCGTCGCCGAGGCAGGACTCATGCCGGACGACGGCCCACCGGCCGGCGCCGCGGTATTGCACGGTGATCGCGAACGCGTGGTAGTTGATGTCGTTCTCGGGGAGGAGCGAGACCTCGTAGTGGGTGGGGCGGACGGTCGGCTCGGGCAGGGTGGACATGGCGAACCTTTCGATCAGTTGGGGTGGCGGGGCGCTGCACGGGGCCCCTGAGGGCCCCTCAGGGTTTCAGGGGTAATCGGGTGTCGATTCGGGCCCTAAGCCCGGGAGACGGGCGCCTGGACCCTCTGGCGGCCCTTGTAGCGGCTGCGGTGCTCTCGCTCCCCGACCTTGCATGCCTCGCACGGGGTCTCGCCGCGGCGGCGGTGAGCCTCGTAGCCGGCGTGGTCGCCGTGGCGTTGCGGGCGGCCGTCCAACAGCCCGGCCCGGCAGGCGAGGAAGATGGCGTTGGCGATGCTCGCGGCGCCGAGCTTGCGGCCCGCCCGAACGGCAACCTTCGAGACGGACTTCTCGTGCAGGCCGAGCCGAGCACCAATGACGGCGTAGGTGTCGCCCTCCGCGGCGCCGATAAGCACGGCGAGCTCCGCCTCCGTCAGCGCCGGCCGGGCGGGCGCGGTCACGACTCGCCGCCCACTGCCGCCCCAAAGCAGTGCGCGCAGTGCCGGTCGCCACAGGGCTGCCCGGCGTGGTGGGCGGCCGCGATCCGCTCCATCTCTGCTCGGATGGCCGGGTTCTTGACGATGCCGTCTGCGATCCAGAAGGCGAGCTTCCACGTGTCGACGCTGAGGTTGATCTCCTGGGCGAGGAGGTGCTTGAGGCGGTCATCAGCGGGCGGGTACATCGGCGTTCTCCGTTCGTGAGAGTCTGGTCGGGCACCCCCGCCCGCTGCCTGGGCGGGGGTGCCCTGCTGTCAGGGGGTGCCGTACTCGAAGTGGTTGGCGTCGGGCGGCGGTGTCATGGCGCCGGGGGTGAGGGGCCGGGGCTCGTCGTGGTGGTACAGCCACAGCGAGCAGCGCAGCCGTTCGGTGCCGAGGTACGGGTGCCGCAGCCGGGTCTCGGCGATGAGGTCCTCGGCGAGAGCGCGAAGCCCGGACGTTGGGGGCAGGGCGCGGGTGCCGCCGGAGATCCCGCGGTCCTCGAGCGGGGTGGTGGGGTCGCAGTGGGCGATCAGGTAGGCCCAGCGCATCTCGGTCATCGGGTGGCCTTTCGGGGTCGTCGTGGGATGGGCTGGTGCCATTCGGTGCCGTCGAGGGCGTGGACGAGGTCGGTGCGGTGGCGCTGCTGCTGCTCGGGCGTCCAGCCGGACGGCCGGGGCCGGGGGCGGGTGGTGCGGATGGCGGCGGCGAGGGTGGCGAGGCGGGCCTGCTGCTCGGCTGTTGCGGTGGTCACCGGTCGGCCTCGTCGGAGGGCAGCGTGTACCCGGCTCGCTCCAGGTCGGTGACGAGGTCGCTCGCGTCCAGGCCGTGTCCGTCGTTCACGTCCTCGTACCAGTCGGCAACGATGCGGAGGACTGCGGATGCCTCGGGGTTCTGCTTCGGCACCGGAATGAGGACGCTCGGATCAATGGCGTTCAGCGTGGCGGCCAGGCAGTAGCGGGCGCCAAAGGCTTCGCTGCCGGGGTCGCTGCTCCAGAACATCAAGTCGTCAAGGGCCGCAAGTGCGCGGCGGGCGTCTGAGATCAGGCGGTCGGTGTCGGTCATGCGGCGGTTCCTCCGGCTTCGGTGTAGCGGGCGTTGTGGACGGGGGCGGGGGTGCCGTCGGGGTGGTGGCAGTCGTAGCCGGGGAGGCTTTGGCAGGTGGTGCAGACGGCGGTGGCGGTGGCCCAGGCGGTGAGTCGGGCGTCGCAGGGGTCGAGGCGGTGGATGCGGGTGCGGCCGGCGCGGGTGGTGCAGCGGTCGCCGGGGGCGGCGCCGCAGTGGGGGCAGCGGACGGTGCGGGCGGGGTGCGGGGCGGGGCGGCCGGCTCGGAGGGCGGCGGGCATCGGGGCGGAACGGGGGCGGTCGGTCACAGCCAGCCCCTCTCTCGGTCGTAGTCGGTGAAGTCGTCGTCGGCTTCCCAGGCGTCCGGGTCGTCGTAGGCGGCGTAGTACGGCTCCTCAGCCGGGGCGGTCCGCTCGGTTCGCCACACCCATCCGCAGGCCGGGCATTCGTAGGCGGCGTGGGTGTTGCCCTGGTAGTCCTCGGCTTCGCGGGTCGGGGGAACGTCGCGGCGGAGGCAGCGGGGGCAGTTGTCTGCCAGCTCGTGTTTCATGCGGCACCACGCCGGCGGTCCTGGCCTGAGATCTCGACGACGGTGGTCATCTGGGCGAGGCGGCTGGCGATGCGCTCGCCTAGCTTGTCGACGAGGTCGGGGGCGGTGGGGTGCTTGGTGGGCAGGTTGCTGGTGATGATCAGCGGGCGGCACTCGTTGTACCGCTCGTTCAGCAGCCGGTACGTCGCCTCCTCAGTGAACTCGCTGATCTTCTCGGTGCCGAGGTCGTCGAGTAGGAGGAGCGGAACCTTCGCTAGCCGCTTCAGTTCGTACTCGGCGCCGTGCTCGCTGCCGCCCGGCCGGAGCAGGGCGTACATGTCGGGGGCGGTGACGGCGATCAGCTCGAAGCGGTCGGGGCCGGTCTCGGCGATCCGACGAAGCGCGCCGTAGGCCTCGTGGGTTTTGCCGGTGCCGAACGGGCCGGTCAGGAGCAGGAAGCCAGCGGTCCGCCAGTCGCGGACTGCCCGGTCTGCCCAGGCCTGAACGCTCGGATGTTCGGCTATGGCGGTCTGGTAGCGGAACGGGGCCGCGGTCTGCCAGCGACGGACGGCGATGTCGACGCGCTGCTTGTGGTGGTAGTCGGGGTGGCCCGGCTCGTCGGGCGTGGGGCGGTCATCGATAGGTCCGGCGGTGATGTGGCCGAGGCCGCGGTCCTCGAGGAGTTGCTGGAAGCGGCGCATGACTGCTTCGCCGGCGACGGGTTGGGGTTCGGGCATGGTCAGAATCCCTTGGAGTAGTCGACGTCTTTGGGGAGCTGGAAGGGCCGGTAGCCGTCGCCGGAGACGGCGCGGAGGTGGGGCTTGCCGGTGGGCTCGGGGTCGAAGGCGTCGTCGTACCTGCCGTCGCGGAGCCAGTTGGCGGAGAACTTTGTGAACCTGGGGTCCTGGCCACCGCGCTCACGGGCGTAGGCCGTTGCCGCTGCGGTGATCTGCTTGGGGTCGGCGCCGCCTGCTACTGCTGCTTGCCAGGCGGTGAGGGTGGCGGCGCGGTCGCGGCTCTTCGGGTAGACGATCCAGAAGGCGCCGAAGTCCTCGAGGTCGTCGGCGCCAGCCGAAGAAGAGTCTTTTGGTTCATCTTTAGGTTCAGTCTTTTGGTTTGGGTGACGTCCACGTCGCCCCTCCTGCGACGTCCACGTCACCCCTTCCGCGACGTCCACGTCACCGGTGACGTCCACGTCAGGGGTGACGTCCACGTCACCCCTCTTTGGGGTTGTTTCCGGGTCTGAGCTGGGCTTTTGCTTGCCACCCCTTCGGCGGGACGACGCCAGCGTCACCCGTGACGCCTGCGTCATCTCATCCGAGCCGGCTCGCCCGCCCGGTACGACCCGCTCGAGGGCCAGGTCGTAGACGTCGGGGCGCTTGCCTTCCGGCAGGTGGGCGGCCTTCTTCTGGTCGCCGTAGCGGATCAGGCCGAGCTTTCGGAGCTCGGCGAGGTCACGCTGCACGGACCGCTCCGACTTGCAGGCGTAGGCCGCGAGGCGGGCGACGGAGGGGTAGGACCCGCAGCCTTTCTTGTCGGCGTGCCGGGCCAGCCCGCTCAGCGTGGGGATCAGCTGAGATGGCAGTGGTGGGGCGAACTCGAGCACCCAGTCCATGGCCTCTTTGCTCACGGTTCTCTTCTCTCGGAAGGGCGGTCTCGCGGCTTGTGCTGTCGGCTGCGGGCAGCCCTCATGGAGGCTTCCGTGGGGCCGCGTTGCGGCCTCCGGTGTTCTCTGATTCTACCGCCGGGTGTATAGTCACCCGCAATACATCAGCAACACGAGAGCGGTGGAGGCAGTGACTAGTCAGTGCACGGTCAGCTACGCTGGCGACATGACTACGAAGGGGACGCCCGGCCGCATGGTCCGCATCGATGACGAGACGTGGGCCGCCTACGGCGAGCTGTGCGCCGAGGAGGGCACGTCCCGAGCCGACGACATGCGCCGGCATGTCCACGCCCGGGTGAAGGCCTGGCGTGCCGCTCAGCGGAAAACTGCTGCGTCGTCCTGACCTCATTGCTCCTCCTCTCCTCGAGCCCCGCGTTGACCGCGGGGCTTTGTCGTGTGCGGGTGGGGTTTGGCTAGGCCGCGGCGGCGAAGGCGGGTTCGGCGTGCCGGTCGAGCTCCTCGCCGTTGATGGCTTCGACGAGGGCGCAGAGGATGACTTCGGCAGCGTTCGGGGTGACGGCGTTGCCGTACTGCCGGACGCGCTCCCGCTTGCTGCCGAGGACGATGTACTGGTCGGCGAAGCTCATGGCCCGGCCGATCTCGTGCGGTTCGAGCATCCGGAACAGCACGTCGTTGATATCGACGTCGCCCTTGACGAGGGCGTACCGGTTGCGGGTGGAGAGGGTTCCGATCGGCTCCGCCGCAGGCCGGGCAGTCCCGTTCCCGCAGTAGGGGACGAGGAGGTGCTCCCACGTGATCAGGGACTGGTGGCCGGCTGTGGTCATGGTGCGGAAGAACTCGGCGGCCGAGGTACAGTGTTCGCCGCCGTCGCCCTTGGAGCCGTTGTTGCGCATGACCAGGGCGGGCATGTTCGCCGGGGTGACGAGGCCGTGGTGGTTGCCGTTCGCGGACACTGTGCCGAGCGCGTCGTGGATGGCGCGTCCGCGGAGCTGGTCACCGCCGCCTCGCATGGTGACCATGAAGGGGAGCCAGGCGAGTCCGGTCTCGTTTCGGGCGGTCTGGGTGCGGAGCGGGCTGTTCGCGGAGGCGGGTTCCTTGCCGTCGCGGCCCTCGACTGGGATGAGGAGTGGCGGTACGGCTTGGCCTTCGGCGGGTGCGGCCATGGGGCGGGCGAACTTGTCGAGTCCGGCCTGGATGCGGGCGAGGGTCTTGTCGGCGAGGGGCTTGGCGCGGTCGCCGATGCGCTGGCCGGGCAGGCTCCAGTCGATGGCGACCGCGGCGGGCAGGGTGGACGGTTCCACGACCTGGTTGCGGCACTTCACCTGCGGGCAGCGGTACACGTACTGCTGCCGGTAGCGGCCCATGTCCTTGGTGGGGTCCTTGAAGACCTGGACGGCGCGCACCCACTCTTCGCAGCCCGTGCACCAGGCACGCGGCCGGAGCCACTTCGACCAGTCGGGGGTGCGGCCGAGTGACTGGTGCCAGTAGGCGACGTACAGCCGGTCGCGGGACTGGGGCGCAGCGTGCAGGGCCCGCGGGTCGGCGTGCATGCTGTTCAGGGCGATGGTGCGGGTCTGGTAGCCGAGCTTGCGGATCTCGCCGAGCCAGCGGTCCCACTGGTCCCACGCGCGGACGTCGACGACGTTCTCGACGACGCCGGCCTTGACGAGGCCGCCGCGCTCTTGGACGCCGCGCAGGTACATGGGGACTTCTTCCATGAGCGCCCGAGACCGCTCGACTTCCTCGGAGGGGGCGAAGGCGTCGCCGAACAGGTCACCCTGGAGGGAGGCGTCGAAGTCGCGCTTCTTGCCTCGGGCGTTCGACCACTGGGGGCATTCGGGGCTGGCCCAGAAGATGTCGGTGACGGGCCAGCGGTCGACGGGGGCTTCGCGGATGTCGCCGCGGTAATGGTCGGTCTCCGGGAAGTTCGCGGCGTGGGACTCGATGGCCCGCTCCCAGTGGTTCGCAGCGCGGGCGACACGGACGCCGGGGATGGCGTGGGCGCCCTGGCTGGAGCCACCGGCGCCACAGAACCAGTCCATGACGGTGAGTGCGGTGTCGTCGTTGCGGTAGGACATCAGGCGGCCTTTCCGAAGATGGCGCGGTACTGCTCGCGCATGGGCTGGTCGGCGACGTGTTCGGGGTGGACGCAGCCGGGGGTGCCGCAGTCGGCGCGGACGTTGCCGACGGGTTCCCGCTGGTGCCGGATCCGGAAGGCGATCCGGGCGGCGGCTTCCTTGCGGCCTTCGTGGCCGGCTCGGATGTCGCCGGTGGCGCCGGGGAGGAGGAGGTGGCCGTCGTCGGTGTGTTGGACGCGCCGCCAGAACAGGTCTTCGTGGCTCCCGGCGGGGGTGGGGCCCGGCTTGTGGGCGGGGAGGCCCAGCTCGAGGCGGATGGCTTGTACACGGCGGGTGCTGGTGCCTGCCTGGCGGGCTATGGCTCGCTCGGAGTGGCCGGCGAGGAGCAGCTCGACGATTGCGGCCCGGCCGGTCATGCGGCTTCTCCGAGCTGCTCGGCTTGGGCGGCGAGGACTCGCCATACGGTGCGGCTGGTGCAGTTGGTGGCTGTGGCGATGTCTTCAGCGCCCCAACCGGCGGCGGCGTAGTGGAGGATGTTGGCATCGCGGGCCTGTCGTGCGGTTTCGTCGGCGGTTCCGGCCCGTCCGCGGGGGGAGGTGCCGCCCCATGCGCCGTGCCGGTAGGAGTAGGCGAGGCCGCGTTCGATGACCTGGGCGTAGTCGACGCACTGCTGGCGCACGGGGCAGCTGTCGCAGACTTTGTTGGCGGCGTTGTAGTTGCCTCCCTTCTCAGGGAAGAAGATTTCGGGGTCGGTCTGGGCGCAGAGCGCCTGGTCCATCCAGTCGCGGTTCATCAGGGTTCCTCCGTCCTGCGGGTCTGGTGTGGGATGCCGGCCGGGTAGTTGGCGGCGATGATCCGGTTGAACTCGGCGTCCTCGACTGCCTGGCGCTTGGCTCGGGCCTTGGTGAGGTCGCGGCGTACATCGGCTTCGGTGCGGCGGGCGGCCTGCTGGGCGGTGCGCTGGAAGCGGCGGTGAGTGCGGGGTCGGTGCCACTGGTCGAAGCCGGTGGTGGCGATCACGAGGAGGCCGACCGCGACGGCGATGCACGCCCAGACCGTCTCGGAGGTGGTCACGCGGCGGCCCTCCAGGCGGAGGTGCCGATCCACTGGTGGCAGATGCTCCGGTGGACGGTGGCGCGGGCCGAGCCGCAGTAGCTGACGTGCTCGATCACGCCCCGCTTCGATGCCCGGATGAAGCGCGGTCCCCAGCAGTTCGGGTGCGGCGGCTCCCCGACGAGCTCTTCGCGGATCAGGTCGGCGGCCTGGAAGGGGACACCGCGGCGGGCCATGGTCTCTATGGCGTCGTCGCACTGGGCGGCCCACTCGGGGTCGAGGGCGCTGATGCGCCGGGTGCCGCGCTTCTTGGCGGCCTCGCCCGCGGCGGGGTTGATGGCAGCGGGGGTGGGGGCGGGTATCTGGAGCTGACCGGTCATGGCGGTGTCCTTCCGGATCTGCTGCACTGTCTGGGTGGGCCGCCCCGATAGCCGCGGGGCGGCCCGGTGGTGCTACTGGGTGGGGCAGTCCTCGCAGCGGCCGTCGGCGTCCCACGGCCCGTTCGGGTCCGGGCACGGCGGGCACTGCTCCGGCTCGCTGTCGGCGCTTCCGGCCGTCAGCGCGGGAAGCGCGACGTCGGCAAGCTGGCCGCTACGCCAGGCCGCCATCACCGCGTCGCGGCCGGTCTTGCCGAACCGCACGCTGTGGGTGCGGGCGCGGGCCGGGGCGATGCTGACGCCGGGCACGTCGTGGATGACACCGGTCTCCGGGTCCGCCCACTCCGTCCCGCCCGCCGCGGTCAACTCGGCCAGGAGCTTCTTCTCGAACGCGGGCCGGACGCTGGTCAGGAACTGCCGCTCGATCTCGCTGGCGTGGTGCACGAGGACCCACGCCTTGAACGCGTCGGCGTCGGTGACCTTCGCTTCGGCAGCGCCGGACGTCAGGCTGACCTTGCCGATCTCGGTGCCGTCGGGGAGGGCGACGACGATCTGGCGGGTGCCGGTCTCCCGGGCGAGGGCGTCGAGCTCCTGCTGCACCTCGGCGCGCTTGGCCTTGTACGCCTCGTCGATGACGTCGAGAAGGGTCTTGAGGTAGGCCTCCTTGGCGGCGCTGTCCTTGAGAGTCATGCAGCACCGCCGAGGATCTGCGTCATCTCGGTGAGCTGCTGGACGCCGGCCTGTGCGATCGGGATGCCGTAGGACTGTTCGAAGTCGGCGTCGAGGGTGTCGAGTCCGACGCGTGCGGCGGTGGCCCGCAGCTGCTGCTCGGCCTCGGCGACCGGGTCGACGATCTCGGCATCCACCACCGTGTCGATAGTGGGCGCCGTCTCCGGCAGGGACGTACCGAGACGCGTGAGGTACTCACGCACCATCTCGAACTTGCCGCTGTCCGGCGCCGTGATAAGAGCGTTGAGGACGCCCGCCCCTTTGGCCTGGGACCACTTCGCCTTGACGTCCCCGCGGTGAGTGGCTTCGGCAGCGGCCGTGACGATGGCCTGGCCCTCCGGGTGAGGCTGGATGCACTCGGGGTCTACGACGAGCGTGCCCTGCATGGCTGGCTGGGGGCCGGCCCATGGGTCCGGCTCGCCCTGCGGGACGCGACGGAGCGGGGTGACCGGGGCGTCGATGGGCTCGCCGTCCTGGTTGACGTTCGCGTCGAGTTCCTCGGGCGTGTAGTGCAGGCCGAAGAGGACTTCCTCACAGGCGTCCCGGGCGACCTCGCTGATTGCTCGGGCCTTGAGCATGGCCTGCGGGTACTTCTTCCAGACGTCCTTGTTGGCGAGGCCTGCGTTCCGGGCTCGGTCCATGTCCCATTCGGCGCGGAACTCGAACTCGGGGTCGTCGGAGCGGATGATCGTGGCGACTGCGCGGGGGCCGGCTTCCATGCGGACGCGGAGCTTGTGTCCGGCCTGACGGACGAGTCCGGAGATCAGGGCCGCTGATGCGGAGGGCTTGCCCTCGATGACGTGGATGCCGGTGATGGCGGCCAGCGGGGTGATGCCGAGGGTGCGGCCGTACTCCATGGCGTAGAGCACGTTGGCGGGCTGCTTGCGGTACTGGCTGGGGAGCAGGTTGGCGTTGGCGAGGTGCTCGGCGTACCGGACCATGTCCGGGAGGGATGCCCCGGAGAGTGAGCTGTGCTTTACGAGTTCGGTGCTCATCGTGATCCTTCACGAGGGTGTGGCGGGCTGGGGCCCCGGCGGTGCGGGGCCCTGCAGTGGTGGTTGGGCGCCGGGCAGGCGGTCCGTGGGATGCGCCGGCCCGGCGGGTATCAGGCGGCGTCGGCGAGGACGCAGATCCTGCTGTGGGCCTCGTTGAAGTCGTCGGTGTCGAGGCCCATCCACGGCACCGTCTGCGCCATGGCCGACAGGATCTGAAGGGCGTCCAGACCCTCGCACTCTGCGGCGTACAGCTCGATGTCCGCGTCGGTGTAGGTGCCGTTGTGCGTGACGTTGCCGGGCATCGGTTCACTGGCGGGCGGGATGCAGCCCATTCCCACGGCGCTGATCCGCACGTAGAGGTCGTCCGCCGAGAGGCTGTTCCGCAGGTCTTTGAGACCCTGAGTCCAGTCCGTCATCGGCGCCAGCATTTCGGCGCCGGCGATGGCGTCCTCGCGGTTCAGGGCGTCGGCGACCGACCGGCCGGAGAACTCGTGTCCGATGCGCCACCGGTGCGGGCTGGTCTGGTGCATGCCGTCCGGGATCCGGTAGACGAGCAGGCCGGGGGCGATCCGGTAGGCGAGCCGGACCGTGTAGGTCGGGCCGCTGGTCACGATGTTGTAGTCGCGTACTTCTTCGATCACTTCAGGTCCCCCTTTCGGGCGGCTTCGGCGAGGGTGATGACGGGGATCGGCTGCGTCTCCATTACCGCCTGATGCAGGTGGAGGTCGCTGGCGGAGGTGGCATTGGCGAGGGCGGCCCGCAGGCTGCCGATCTCTCGCTGCGCTTCCTCCAGGCCCCAGCCGGCACCGTCGAGCTGGCGCTGCAGCTGGTGGTTCTCGGCGGCCAGCCGGGCCATGGCGGCCTTCAGCTCCCTGCGCGACACCTGCAGGGCTGCGATGCGCTGGTGCAGCTCCCGGACCGTGGCGCCGCGGTGCCGGCCGTGCGAGCGGGCTATACCGAGGAGGCTCACAGCGGCACTCCCGGCTGGTCGTCGTCCAGGGTCGGCTCGGCGGCGATCAGGTAGGCGATCTTCTCGTCCCGCTCGACGAGCGTTGACTCCAGCTCGGTGATGCGGGCCTGTGCCTCACGCAGCAGCTTCTGCTGGTAGTGGCCGGTGTCGATGGCGCCTTTGATGAAGGCCAGCAGCCAGGGCACGTCGTCGGCGGAAGCCTCACGGGCCCGGATATCGGCGAGGCGGGTGTCAGCGTCCATCGGAGGCCTCCGGCTTCGCGGTTCCGTCGAGGGCCATCCCGGCGGCCGGGCTGTACGGCACCGCGCCGACAACCGCCCACGTGGCGACCTTCGCGTCCGGCTCGTAGCCGGTAGAGCCCCACTGGTCGGTGACGATCCAGCGGTCAGCGTGCGGCGGAGACGGCCACAGGACAGCCAGCGCCTTGCCATTCGGGCTGAGCCGGACCGTGCCGGTCAGGTCTCGCTGCGGGTTGTCAGACACGGTTCCCCCTGAGGTAGTGGCGCCCGACGAGGGCGATGGTGGCGAAGAGCAGGCCCGCGAGGGCGTTCAGGGCGGCGGCACCGCGGAGGGTCATCGCGTCCCCCACAGGCGTTCCGCGTAGTCGGCGTCCGACTCGACGTAGCCGGCGGCCACAGTCGCCGCGAATGCGTCGCTCGGCTTGGCCGTGACCCGCTTACGGCGCGGGAGCAGCGGCCCGTGGTAGAAGTGCGCGTCCGACAACGGCAGATCCGGACCAGACGGGGCATCCGACCGGAGCATCGGCTCCGCCGCCGGCGACCACTCACCCGTCCACGACCAGACCACCCCAGTCACGTCCACGAACTCGCAGTCCAGATCGAACTCGATGTCGTCGTGCAGGTGGATCGTCATGCCGCCACCTGCTTCTGCTGGAAGTGGCGGAACCTCGCGTACCTGACGTGCACCTCGGCGACCGCGTCCAGGTACTCCCGGATCGACCACGGCTTCAGGCCAGCAGCCCGACGAGCGAACTCCGCCTCGACCTTGGCCACGGCAGCGACCTCAAGATCCTCGGACCGCTCCACCCCGGCGCTCACGCGGCACCCTCCTCGCCCGCGATCTGCCGCTCCCGCCACGCCTT